CTTCCCTTGCTTACGTTCAGGACGTAGGGTTTGCTTGTGGGGTTTGACCTCGACCAATACAACGCGTCCAGACTTGTACTTGATGACGAAGTCCATGAAGTATCGATGTGGCTTCTTATCGGTCTCGCAGATGTATGGTATGACCAACTCTTCGGACATCCATTGTACCACATCCAGATTACTGTCACACCATTTCATAACATGTCGCTCCCAACCCGAACGGTAGACGACGTTGTCTACGTCCCCAGCGTACTTGGCAGGGTTCTTCGGTTTGTATCGACCTTTATACGTTTTCACGTTTCAACAATACCATGCAATTTTGTACATCCGTAGCAGGATACTGGAACTCTGCAATCTTTTTGTAGGGGAAGTCTGGTTTAGATAGAAAATGATGTATTAGTGGTTTAGGGAAGATTCCCAGTTCTTTTGACATACAATCAACGTAGTCGTCTATCAGGAGGTAATCCGGTGCTGCTTCTTTACATAGATTCAGGTCCCTTGACATGCCATCGGTTCTATGGTCACCATCGACGAATATCATGTCATACAGGTCAAGGGTACGTGGTTCTAAATCATGAGAACTCATGTGAGTAAACTCGAACCTGTCGGGGTACATCTCTTTGATTTTCTCAGCGTTCACTAGTGTGTGTTCGTATTGCCCTATGTCCACTGAATGGTACTTAACCTTCTTATCCATGTTCAGGAAAGTGAATGCGCTGTGTCCATAGTTGAACCCTATCTCTAAGACATTTCGTGCTTTTGTCAATTTCAATATGGTGTGTACCATCCTACAAGTCGTGGCCTCTGGTACGATATGTCCCTCTACATACGGCCATCCTTCACTAAGGAATTTAGATTCGTCTACTAGATTCATTTTATATCTTCGTTGGTTATGTATAAATAGTCATACAGTATTTATAAACATAGGTTTAACGCCATGGCAGAAGACAAAACAACACTGGTAACTCCGCCGACAACTGCGGAAGAAGAAATAGCAAACATTAAAGTTTCTGCCACAGAGACTAAGATGTCGGATGATGGGACAGTCTATCGTCCTTTAGTATATCCTGTATCTGACACTAATCGATATGGAGCACGGGTCAGTTTTATTCCACAACTAATCACTGGGCCTCAGTTAGATGGCGTTTTGGGTATAGGCGACTTGCTTAAAACTGTAGGTAAAGGTTTTGCAAAGGTTATTACTCCAGAGGATGTTACTCCCGAAGCTTCGGGCGAAGATTCGGGTACACAAGAACAAGACCCAGACAAAGCGAACGACGATTCGACAGGACCACAGATTACCAAAGGAGTCTCGTTCCCTCTAACGACCAAAAAAGTAGTGGTGTACCTACCTATAGCATTTACTGCTTCAGATACTTTTACCTATGACAGTCCTAGTCTTGGTGCTGGGGGTGCTATCCTTAATAGCGCACTCAGTAATGCGCAGGGTGGTGCAGGCGAAGTGCTGGGTAACGCAGTCGGAGACTTCATTAAACTATTCGAAGGTGCGGGAGGTACAAGTGCTAACTCTCTTGCCAAACTAGGTGCAGCGAAACTTGCGAAACGTGGACCTACCGAAGTAGGAGACGGTGCCGCGGCTGCATTGCGTGTAACCGCTGACCCTAACATTCGTACCTTATTCCGTGGTGTTGCGGTACGACAGTTCGCATTCCAATTCAAGTTCATTGCGAAGAACTCTAAAGAAGCGCAAGAGATTAAGGCAATCATCAAACGACTACGATTCTATTCATATCCAGAATCTATTCAATTTTCGGGTTCAGGTGCTGAGGCAATAAGTGTTGGATTCAAATACCCACATCCATTTGTTATCAAAACAGAGTTCGTTGATGAGGATAAAAATATATTCAATGTAGGTCCTAAGATAAAAGAATGCTACCTAACCAGCATCTCTACTAATTTCAACCCAAGTACTATGGCGTTCCACCGTGATGGTGAACCTGTGGAAATTGACTTGTCTCTGAACTTCACCGAAGAAACTACATTGAGCAAAACAGATATATTGGCGGGATACTAATGGCATATTTTAAATCATTTCCTAAGACGAACTATTCCTTCAATGGGGAGTCATCCGTTGCTACTAACCTAGCTGCATATGCAGAAGTAATTGATGAAGTCAGACTGGCATCATCGTTCTATCAGGACTATTATATAATTAACGATGAACGTCCGGACCATGTGGCGATGAAATTTTATAATGACCCACAGTTACATTGGGTGTTGTACCTAATGAACCCTAAGTTGAGAGAACAGGGTTGGCCTATGGGTAGTTCAGATTTAGTGTCCTATGTCAAGAAAGAACATCCAAACACTACTTTGGTTATTCGTGCTGACATGACAACCAGACTCAAAGTAGGTTCGGTTATCAGGGGGTTCACCAGTGAGGCAGTAGGTACAATCATATACAAAGATTTGAACCTAGGTCAATTGACGGTACGCACCGATGGTATCTTCGAAGCAGCTGAGTTGATTGAAGACGTAGAGTCCGGTGTGGTATATAACGACTTCACTGTGGCATTGGTTGTCGAAGAACATCTATCTGCACATCATTATACATTGAATGGGGAACGTGTGGACATTAACCCATACGAACCTATACCTCAAGACGTTATCAAAACAACCTTCTTAGAAGTCTATCGAGCAGAGAACGATGAGTTAAAGCAGATTAGGATTGTTAAACCTAAGTCCATTGGCACCGTGGTTAGTGCATTTAGAAAAGCGATAAAATCATAATGACTTCCGTCACAGCAGATGCGGCCGAATCAATAACGTTCAAGTCAATAACTATTCGGTCAGAAAAAATTGGTGATAGGGAAATTGATATCACTGAAGGTGTTAGCAACATAGACATCTATGAGCATATTGACAAACCTTATCTTACAGGTGCAATCACCTTTGCGGATAGCAAAGACATCATAGCGAGTGCTAGGATTGGGGGTGGGGAAAGAATAGAGATAGTACTTCAGAGTACACGAGAAGGTTCCGACAGCGAACCTGTTTCCAAAATATTCTACCTCGATACCATCATAACATCTAGCAAGTTGGGTGATAATACAGAGTTCTTTGTACTTCATTTGATTGAAGACATTGGTTTCATTTCTAGTCTACAGAATATCAATAAGGCATACTCTGACAACCCATCTAATATCCTCAAGGGTATCGCAACGAGCTTCTTAGGTAAGACTCTAGTGTCGACCGAAAATACTCAGAAGAAGATGAAGTTGATTGTGCCTAACTTGACTCCTATCGAAACCATGGCGTGGATTAAGAACATGTCGTGTACTACAGAAGGGTATCCGTTCTATCTTCTATCTAATCTAGTCTCTGACGAACTAAATTTCGTGGACCTAAAAACTCTTCTATCTGCTCCGGTACTTAATCCAGAGGAACCATTCTCTTACAGTGAGGCAACCATGCCAACTGGAGGTCCTTTGAGTACCTCGCACAGAAGAGTGATTAAGGGATACACCTTCAAAGACACCGACAATCTATTATCCCTTATAAAGAAAGGGTTGGTTGGTGCAGAGTACAGGTACCTAAATCCTACTAAGGCAGAAGACAACCATTACACATTCGATGTACAGAAAGACGTAGTTGACAAGATACCAGAAACCCAGTATCATTTCAATAACGAGTATATGGTCAAAGGGAAGAGCTTCAATGCGTATTCCTCTAGAACCATAACTCAAGTAGGTTCAACCGAAGCATACGATAAAGGTTCGTCGTATCACCAGAGCGACAAAGACCATTATAAGTTGAATACAATCAATCGTGCTGTCGACCATCTGCTAAAGAACAATCCATTGACGATAACCGTTAACGGGGTAGACTTCTTAGATGGCACTTCTCATCACACTATTGGTAGAAAGATTGCAGTTCTGTTTATGCGTAACACTGCGCCCGAAGATACTGACTACTACTATGATAACCGCAAGTCAGGGGATTTCCTAATATTCTCTGCAAAGCATTCTTTTGATAGAGAGACGTACACTACCTCTCTAACCTGTTTAAAAATATCCGATGGTGATATAACATGATACCTAAAGACTATATTGAATTCTATGGCGACCAGACCCGTTGGTTCCTAGGCAAGGTCGTTGATGTAGAGAATGACCCATTAAAGCTTGGTCGAGTCAAGGTTAAGGTGTTCGGTGTCTATGATGAGATTGACGATGCGGACCTACCTTGGGCGCAGATTGTTGTACCTGTTACTCAAGGGGTACATGACGGTAAGGGTCAATACCTAGGTATCCTCAAGGGTACCCAAGTCTTTGGTGTGTTCTTAGATGGCCAGAACTCTCAGTTGCCTATGGTGATTGGTACTGTACCTAAAGAAGGTGATGAGAACGACAAGGCGGAAAAGAACTATCCACACAACAAGGTGTACCAGACGGACCGTGGTCATTATAAAGAGTATGACGACACAGAGGGTAAGGAACGTATCAAGGAGCACCACACGTCGGGTTCGTACTATGAGATACAACCAGACGGTACACGGTTGACAGTCATCGAAAAAGATGATATACTTATTGTAAAGGGTAATTGTAGTATCACCGTTGTAGGTGATGTATTCGTTTCTGCGGGTAAGAGTGCCGTAGTCAATGCAGTAGAAGACGCTACTGTTTCTGCCGGTAAGAGTGCTTATGTATCCGGTAAGGAGAAAGTTTCTATCGTAGGTAAAACCGTCGAGATAAACGGCAGTACAGTTAAACTGAATTCATAATGTCTGATTCTGAAGAACAAGAAATCATCCAGATAGACCTTCCAGACCTAACTGCGAATGTACCCGACCTAGAACTTCCCGAAATTACTGCGGAAGGGTTGGGTATCGAACTGCCGGCTATAGAAGGAATACAGATTCCATGTGGGGGTGGTACACTACCAACCAAGGCAGAGATAGTCAACGAGTTCAATAAACTCTCACAGATACCTAGTCAACTGAAGGCGTACCTGAATGAAATCAAGCAAGATAAGGATGGGTTAGGCCTCAAGGTAGAAGAGATAGAAGGTAAGATAGACGCTAAGATAAAAGAGTTGGAAGAGATTGATGTCCAGCAAGAGATAGAAGATGAAGTTGATTCCCAGATTGAATCCGAAATCGCAGAGATACAGGAACAGATAGAAGACATCATCAAACAGATAGAAGAGGTCATGGACCTTATATCGGACGTGTTGTCTCCGTACTGGAAGAAGGGTGAGGTACGTGACTGGCAGAAAGAAGCAGACGATGCAATTACTGAGTTAATCTCAGAGTTTCATATCTACATTCCAGCGAAGATGCTTGAGATGATATCCAGCGTGATACCTATCAACTTCACTGTACCTATCCTAGGTATCTCTATTGATGTGCTCAAGATACTGGAGAAAGAGGAACAGGAACGCATCATCAAACAGATTGAAGATGATGTAGATGCGTTTCATGCGATGCTTCCGGCAGAGTATCAACAATACAAAGCAGAGTTCGGTCTGAAGTGTGACCAGTATCGTGCACGATGTACATGGCAGTACATCAAAGCAGAGATTGTCAAATATTGTACCAACGCATTACATGCTGCATTCGGTGCTTTGATTGATAAGTTCAAGACGATATGGGATACACTGGGTCTACCTAGTCTACCCGCACTATTGGCGTTCGATGTTGAGGCATGGTTGAAGGGTCAGATAGAAGCAGCAAAGGCACAAGCACAAGCATACAAAGATGAAGCCATGGGTATGGTAACACAGGTCGAAGACCAAGTCAATGAAATTGTTTCTGATATAGAGAACTTCGACCCCGAAGCAGAAATAGAAAAACAGAAGAAGAAGTTAGAACAACAAATTAAAGAGTTTGACATCGAGGCAGAAGCGAACGCCATGATAATGGAATACCTAGAAGGACTCTCGCTGTTCGGTATATCATTGACAGACATCATTGGTGGTGATATCGATACCACTGTCGTGAACGTAGAACAAAAGATTGATTCTCTAGTTCAGGCAGCAAGGGATTGGACGAACCAATGGGAGAAAGAACTCATCAACATGTGGATAAAGAAAATTAAATCTTTCTTAGATGCTATTGGTCTAGGTAAGTTATTGGACCTATTAACTCTAGAGTTCTGCGATGTTTTACCATTGATTGGTATACCAACTTCATTTGATGTTAAGCTTTCTGTATAAATAGTACAAAAGTATATAACGATGGATAATCGAGATGAGCTGGTCAGGTAAAAGAAATTTTTCTATACAGGATGGTAATCTACAGGATACTCCGATTACGACTACGATTTCTCGTACGTATTCGGATATAGACTGTACGTTCGATGCATCCCCTACGGGAGGTATCTACAAAAAGACAGATGCCGCGGCAGTTCGTCAGTCTGTAAAGAATCTCCTCATGACTGACCACGGTGAACTTCCATATAGACCATACTATGGCGGTAACTTGTATGACCTTCTCTTCAGTCTATCTACAGACTTAGATGCGGACGATGTTCGAGCAAACATATCGTACGCCATAGAGAAGTATGAACCTAGAGCAAAGATACAGCAAATTAGAAGTTTGCTAACACCAAACGATAATTCCTTAGATGTGACTATAGTTTTTGAAGTGGTTAATACCCAAAAAGTTGTTACGTTGAATTTAAATATTGCAAGGACCCGATAAATGGCTATACAAAATTCAGAGTTGGATTTCTTTCAGATAAAATCTCAACTACAAACTTATCTGAAACAGCAGACTGAATTCCAAGATTATGATTTCACCGCAAGTGGTCTGTCGAATATATTAGATGTGTTGGCTCACAACACTCACATCAATGGATTGGTCGCCAACATGGCAATCAACGAGTCGTTCTTAGGGTCGTCACAGTTACGTGCATCCGTAGTATCACATGCAGAATCTTTAGGGTACATTCCTTCATCTCGCACTGCGGCATCTGCAATCGTATCCTTATCCATTGTTGATTATCCTACAGGTCCTGTTTCATTGACTCTACCTATCGGTACTGAGTTTACATCGGCCATCGGAACTTCAGTGTTTACATACACCACTCAAGAGCAATGTACTGCAAATAACGTTGCCGGAACGTATATATTTAAAAACGTTTCGGGTAGTGACCAGATAGTAATCAAGGAAGGGTTCTCTAATACTAAGACATTCATCGCAGGCGAAGACCTTGGTGCTATATATGTACTACCAGATGAATCTCTAGACGTATCCACTATCAATGTCAAGGTGTTTGAGAACTACCTATCTAACTCTTTCCAGACCTTCAGAGACATCAATACAGTAACTACTGTGGGCAGTGACTCTAAGGTATTCATCGTACGTGAGACCTCTAACGGTCAGTACGAAATATTCTTTAGTGATGGTAATATTCTAGGAACGGCGCCTGCGGCAGGTAACCGAATAGAAGTGACATACATGACCTCACGAGGAGCAGAAGGTAATGGTGGAGAAGAGTTCTCCACATCCGTAACGCTAGAGGGACAACCTATTCAGGTACAAGTTGTTTCTCCGTCAGGGGGTGGTGCAGAGAAAGAAAGTATCGCATCAATAAAATTAAATGCTCCTAGGTCATTTACCGCACAGAACAGATTGGTTACAGCAGACGATTACTCTTCATTGATAACAAGTAAATATGGAAGTTTTATTAGTAACGCTATAGCATGGGGAGGTAATGACAACATACCCCCACAATATGGTAAAGTATTTGTTAGTCTTGACTTTCTAGACGGTATTGCACCGGCAGTTCAAGAGACAATAAAAACAAGCATCAAAGACCAGTTAACTTCTAATCTATCGATAATGTCAATTGATACAGAATTCGTAAATCCTGAGATGACTTTTTTGGAACTAACAACGGTATTCAATATCGACCCTTTGAAGAGTCCTTCCTCTACCGAAGCATTACAGGCACAGGTAGATACGTTCATCCTACAGTACATGGAAAACGAGCTAGGTGACTTTGAGTCAGTATTCCGTCGTTCTAATCTACTAACTCGAATCGATTCTATATCGACAGCGATACTTAACTCAAGGATATCAGTAAAGGTCCAACAACGTGTTGACCTAGAAACTGAAATTCTCGAAATCGAAGCAGCAAGGATTTCTTTGGGTATGCCTTTGTTACCTTACCTAGAAAAAGACCATCTTGTTAAGTTTCCATTGTTGCTGGCAGAACCCGATAAAGATGACCACATTATAACATCATCGGTGTTTAAGTCAAATGGTCAGAACGTTACTATTAAGAATAAGTTGGGTACAACCCAATTACAATTACTGGACCTTGATGGTGCAGTGAAGATTAATAACCTAGGCTCATATGACCCAGCGAGAGGAACTGTACAATTAAATTCTCTGCGTGTCGACAAGGATGGTTATGTAGGTAGCGGCATTCGATTATCAGCACTACCGGCAAACCAAAGTACTATTAGTCCACTGCGTAACTATATTATAGCATTAGACGAAAGTGCATCATCGACTACAGGTTATATCGATTCTGGAGAGACTAAGGTCGTACTATAATGTCTAATATATCTCAACAGTATAGGGGATTACCTAAGTTTCACCAGAGTCAAGTGTCTCAGGTGTTGCCGGCGTTCTTTCAAGAAGAATACCCTAAACTAATTCTGTTCTTAGAGAAGTACTACGAGAGTACTGGAGAGGACGGAGGTGCAACTATACATGAAAAGATTCATCATTTATTTGATATAAGAAACATTTCTGAAACAGAGTTGAGCAATCTAGATAGTCTGATAGGAGAGATTAGTGACGGATTAGAAACGTCATCATTCTATCAAAGTCCCCGCTTAATGGCAAGACTTCTTATTGAGATGTATCGCGCCAAGGGTACGCAGATTTCTACCGAACAATTTTTCAAAGCATTCTATGGTGAAGATGTTGAAGTAAGTTATCCTAAGAGAGACATCTTCATATTGAATGACAAACCAGGCGGTTCATTGATAGGACCGCAATCGTTACACTATATTCAAGACGATAAGAAATACCAGATATTTTCAGTTCTTTTGAAAACAGGTATGTCTTTGAGTGACTATGAAATACTATATAAGAAGTTAATACATCCTGCTGGATTCTATCTTGCCGCTGAAACAGAGACTCAAAGTTTAGCACAATTGGGTTTAATGGCGGGAGAGACCACAGACCCATTAGAAATACCTAATTACGCAATACTTCTTCAAGCGACGCCGCCAGGTCAGCACATGCAACCTACTTATTCTCTACTTACTATGGAAGAGAATGACCCAGTAGATGCTAGAACGCAATTGCAGAAGAATTCGAGTACAGGTATCGTTGTAAGTTCTCTAGAGACTTTGGACAGATACGAAGGTGTATCTCTACAGCAGTTGGTTGATGATTTCGGAACAGTCGCGGACTGGGCCGGGGTAAGTCCACCAACTTTGGATGATGAAGGTTTAGACCTATCTCAAGATTACGAAACCCTAGACGCATCAGACCACACATAACGGAACCCTATTATGTCGAGAAAAATTCTAAATACTGGCACTTCCGCAAATGACGGAAGGGGTGATACTCTTCGCGAAGCCAGTGAAAAAATAAATGCAAATTTTCAAGAGCTATATTCTAATGTTGATTTGAGTAATGGCGGAACTATTACTCCACAGGATATTGAAGATATAGTCCAAGCAGAAGTCAGCGAAGAACTCGGTGGAATAGACCCAGCCGCCATTGAAGCTAATACCAATAGTATTACATCATTAGATTCGCGTGTCTCTAATATTCAAGACGTTATTGATAATACAACTATTGGAGGCGTTGGTCCACAGGGACCACAAGGAGATAAAGGTGAACAAGGTAATGTTGGCGAGAAGGGTGATTTCGGTGGCCCAGGCCCAGTAGGACCACAAGGTGCTGAAGGACCGACAGGAACTACCCCAGGCCCAGTAGGACCACAAGGTACCGTCGGACCACAGGGTGATGCGGGACCACAAGGTCAAGTCGGTTCACCAGGCTCAATCGGTGCTCAGGGTGCCACTGGACTCCAAGGTAACGTTGGTGAGATTGGACCGCAAGGAGAACAAGGCGCCCAAGGCGAAACTGGACTTCAAGGTAACGTCGGAGAGATGGGACCACAAGGAGAGCAGGGTGCTCAGGGTGAAACTGGACTCCAAGGTAACGTTGGTGAGATGGGTGCTCAGGGAGAACAAGGTGCTCAGGGTGCCACTGGACTCCAAGGTAATGTAGGCGAGATAGGCGCACAAGGAGAGACTGGAGCGCAAGGCGCTACTGGACTTCAAGGTAATGTCGGAGAGATTGGTCCACAGGGTGAACAAGGTAACCAAGGAGAACAAGGTCTACAGGGTAACGTTGGTGAAATCGGTCCACAAGGAGAACAGGGTTCACAAGGTGAGCAGGGTCTTCAAGGTAACGTAGGCGAGATTGGACCGCAAGGGGAGCAAGGTAACCAAGGAGAACAAGGTCTACAAGGTAATGTAGGAGAGATTGGTGCTCAAGGTTCGGTTGGTTCTCAAGGTGAGCAGGGTCTTCAAGGTAATGTAGGAGAAATCGGTCCACAAGGAGAACAGGGTTCTCAGGGTGCCGTCGGTATTCAAGGAAACGTAGGACCACTGGGTGCACAAGGTTCCTCTGGAGCAACTGGTGCCACTGGTGTTCAAGGTAATGTTGGAGAGATTGGTGCTCAAGGTGCCGATGGTTCACAGGGTTTCCGTGGTATTCAAGGTAACGTCGGTGAGATTGGTCCACAAGGGGATAGAGGTTCGCAGGGGTTCCGTGGTGTTCAAGGTAACGCTGGTGAAGTAGGAACTACTGGTGCCACAGGTACTCAAGGTGCTACTGGACTTCAAGGTAACGTAGGCCCATTAGGTGCACAAGGTGCTGATGGAGCGCAAGGTGAGCAAGGTGTTCAAGGTAATGCTGGAGAAGTAGGAGCGCAGGGTGCTGATGGTGCAACTGGTGCTACTGGACTTCAAGGTAATGCTGGTGCAGTAGGTGCACAAGGTGCAACGGGTGCAACTGGTGTTACTGGATTGCAAGGTAACGTCGGTCCTCTAGGTGCACAAGGTACCACCGGAGTTCAAGGTTCAGTTGGTCTTCAAGGAAACGTAGGTGAAGTAGGTGCTCAGGGCGCAGACGGTGTTCAGGGTTCAGCAGGTCTTCAAGGTAACGTAGGACCTCTAGGTGCACAAGGTGCCGTCGGTGCTACTGGTGAACAAGGTTCTCAAGGTGCTGCTGGTGCTCAAGGTGCCGTCGGTGCTACTGGTGAACAAGGTTCTCAAGGTAATCTAGGACCACAGGGTGCTGAAGGTGATTCAGGCCCACAAGGTGACGCGGGACCAAAAGGTCCAGCAGGAACTACGCCAGGTCCGGTCGGACCACAAGGTTTGCCAGGCGATGCGGGTCCACAGGGTCCAGCAGGAACTACCCCAGGCCCAGTTGGTCCACAAGGAGCGACAGGTGATGCGGGACCACAGGGCGAAGACGGAGATATAGGTCCTCAAGGTGAACAGGGTTCACAAGGTAATGTAGGTTCTCAAGGTAATGTAGGACCACAAGGTCAAGTCGGTTCTCAGGGCGAACAAGGTATTAGAGGTCCAGTCGGTTTCCAAGGTGC